GATCATGATCGATATCCGTATATATCGCGCGGTATAATAAATCTGATAAAATGTCGCAACAAAATATATTATAGAAGTGACTCGAAATACGATTTGAAGAGTATCAATTTTCCCAGAAAATAAAGTCGGGTTAATCACTTCTACGCATCCTAAATAAATCTTTTCGGAGGTTTGTATGAAAAAGGGGTCACAGATAATTTCAGTTGTTATCACCAGTGATGGTAAGGTGAAAGCAACAGCAAGGCTAAAAACAATGACCATCGATCTTGCATTGACTCGCACACAGCGAAATATATTCAAGCATTATGATGATGACGATTTCCTGGACAAAGTCGTTACCGAGTTTGGCAACGAATGTATCTTGAGTGAAGATTTCTATATCGAACTCGACGGGAAAATCGTGTACAGAAAGTGATAGAACAAACGATGATAAACGGGGGCATATGCCCCCGTTTATATCGTCATTTTTACTCCATGGGATTTTCTTCAGATTCTTCTTCGGTTTCAAATGCTTCTTCAGGAAGTTCTTCAGGTTTCAGTTGTTTGTATACCTGGTGACAACCTGTTGCTGCTGCACCGGAGCTAATACCAATGAAGATTGCTTCAATAATGTTATTCCCCATCTTTACGTTTGGAATGAAGTATCCGCAGATACCAAGGATGATACCAAAACCAATAGAGAACAATGGAATGAACTTATTGATATCCTTGTTGAAGATAGATGCAATCTTCTTCACAACTTCATTGAGAACTCCGACAAAAGCAGAAATCGTGACAATCGAAAATTCCATAATTTCATCTCCTTATAAATATATTATTTTACTGAATACTGGAACTTGAAAGGTACACAGTATTATTCAAACGTTAGGAGGTATTCGTATGTGTAAATGGTTCAAACCCAAACAAGACGATGACGAAAAACGTGATGAAAAACCACGTGATGTTATCGTCAAAACAGAAAGCAACCCCATTGCTGAAATCGCAAGAACTGGAAAGTTTCCGCGAATTAAGAAAAGGAGGAATAACAATGATTCCGAATGATGCGATTGATATAACCCAAGAGCGTGATGTTTCTGAAGCAGTCGAACTGCATGATGCAGAAACACAACCAATCGAGAAGCCGGATGACGTCAATGTGAATGATTGCATTCGTTTTGTATCGATGGATACAAATGAGTATCTCATGGATAAGTCCATTATCAATTGGGATGCAACTTCAGAAAACGAGAGAAATATTCGGGAAAATATGTTCCTTGTCAGGAAGATATTGAATGAATTAATCTTTCAGAAAAATACTGGAGATCGTTCTGCAATTGATCAAGCGTTTGATGTTGTGGAACCGTTCTTACAGGAATTTGGTTTTCATCCGCTGGAGAACTATCAAAAGATGTATCCCGGCTGTGATGATTATGATATCGCGTTGATGTTTTGTATTGATGCTATTGAGATTATGAATGTGATTCTCCGTGAGATCGCTGCTTATTCTGGTGCGAAAAATGCTATCAAATCTATCATGGAAACAATGAGTAGTATAGGAGGATCCATCGATGAGTGACGAAGTTAAGAATTCCGAACAGGAGCAGAGAATCTATTACCATCTGCTGAATGGTAAAGTGATTTACTCTGATGCAAAATCCATTAACTGGGAAGAGAATATCAAGAACATTGGAACCATGTCTGAAATGGCAACCAATTGCAAAGAAATGATTGCACGTTTGATGACGGGCGAACCTGTTAAAATTACTGATGAAAATGGTAACGAAAAAGAAATTCCAATCATGGAACATGTAACTGCAGAATGCAAAAGATTCTTCGAAAATAATCATATCGACATTGACTATTCAATGTTTGATCATGCAAATATAACAGATCGAGAAAAATTAATTGCTCGACTGATTGATATTCTTACGATTCATAATGAACTAATCATGGTTTCTGCCATTCTTAACGCAGAAGCTCTGGTCAGATCATATTATGAAACACTCATTCAAAACATGAATAAGGAGGAAGCCCCAAATGAAAGTAACGAAAATCAGAGTAATTCCTAAGTTTATGTATGTCGGTGAACTGACCGCAATCACTGGTCATTTTGGAATCATCGACAAACGTCCGGAAACCAGCATCATCACTGTTGTCATGTCAACTGAAAGCTATGAAATTGACGATTTTATCACAATTGATATTGACATTGCTGATGTCGGTGATCTTTCCATCATGAATACTACATTGTGGGGAGATATAAAAGATCTCATCACAAATATTGCACATGATGACATCGTCAATTTCATACCAGCCGCGAGCATGAACGTTTGGTTTTCATGCAAAGAACAAGCATTGAATGAGCTTGACAACATTCTGAATCCGCATGTTGAACCTGAACCGGAGCCTGCTGCTGAAGAACAAGCTGAAACTGTTGGACAGGATGCTGATCAAAAGCTGTACTTCCCGATGGTGAATGGCAATGTTTACGATATTGATATTCGAAATATCAATTGGGAAGATACTGCAGCTCATGCAAGAGACATTGCCGCAAAGCAGCAGTCTTTCCGTGCAATTGTGTACAATCTGTTCAAGACTGATTCAAACGAGGAAGAACGGAATCAGCTGATTGATGACGCAGGTACAATCATCAATGATGCGTTCACGGCACTCGGTATGGATATCAAGTATGATAATATGGATGCTGGTGATGATCCCAGAACGATGCTTCTGTTGAAGCTGTTCGATCTGAACAGTGTCTATTCCGAATTCATGACGCATATTCACATGTATGCATTACGCAATGATTTTGCAGTAACCATGCAGAGAATTGCCGAGAATTACATGGATCTGTATAAGACGAAACAGGTTGAAGAAACCGGTGATCCCAGTACCGAAATGATTGATGAAGTCACGGATACAGATGTTGATACAGAGGGGGAATAATCATGAAAAAGTTTCTCTATGCACTGTTGATGATTTCAATCGGCTACTCAATCAAACTGGTGATGGATATCATCTACGAAATCAAGCACAATGACCCCGTTGATAATAACGAATTCGACACGGAAGATTGTGGTGAATGCGCATGTCCTTTCTGTGTAGGGGATACAGAAAATGTGGAACCGAAAAAGGAAGAGGAAATTCTCGAAGACAGATACACACCGTGAGGAGGAAATATGAGACCAATTCTTATTCATCACAACGATGACGACGGTAGATGTGCTGGCGCCATCGTTGTGAGAGAACTGTGCAATGTGTTCAATCGTCCGAGTGAAGAGACCACGTTTGAGTACAAGCATGGTTATCTGTTGATCGTTCCGGATGAAGTCATCATGGATGCAAACGATATCTATATTGTCGACATTGCAATTGATGATCAGATTCTGAACTTCGTTAAAAAGGTTCATGATCTGCGTGGTGACAATATGCCGAAGATCACACTGATTGATCATCATCAGTCTACCAAAGAACTGCTGGAACATGGTTCAACAGATCCGAAGTATGAGATCTTTCTGATGTTTGTCAAGACATTCGTACACATGGGAATTTCAGGTGCGTTATTGACATATCTATACGCTCAGTTCACTCAGTCAGAAAGAGAACATGAGCCGGACTTTGATTTCACTGAGGGGAGAACCCATGTCAAGATTTTCCCCAGTGGTAGAGAATATCGAATTCCGTGGGCTGTTCGAATGATTGATGACTATGATGTGTGGAGACACGAGCTTCTCGACACAAAATATTTCAATCTCGGATTCTCTTTGGAAAGAGATAAAAGCCCACTAGCCGACATCTGGGACTCTGTGATCTATGGGGATGATAGATGGCTTTCAATCACATATGTTGACAAAGGTCGGTTGTTATTTGAATACCAGACTGCGGTGAACAGACGTGCAATGTCACGAGCATTCGATTCCGAGATCGATGGTGTTAAATGTCTCTGTCTAAATCAGACCGGAAACAGTATGGTTTTTGGTGATGAGATCAAACGCTATCCGATGGTATGTCTGTTCTATTATGACGGAAGAAACCACCAATGGAAATATTCGCTCTACTCTGATGAAGAGACAGGTGTGGATGTTGAAAAGATTGCTGCAGCACATGGTGGCGGAGGTCATGTCCATGCAAGTGGATTTCATACCGATGAACCGATCATACTTGATTAAACGATGCGTAAATGTGGGGGCAGTAGCCCCCACATTTACTCCTTTGATATTACCAACCTTTACGGTCGGACCCGGACAACAGCGAGCGAAACCATTGCACCGGTTATATATAAAATTACACGATATATATTTTTTTCGTCACCAATGCCCAGTCCACTCAATACTTCAGGAGGTGGGTTGAAATATCAAATGGGTGACGTCATCTGGATGAATCATCAAGTATGATTGTTCTGATATCTTACTTTATTCCACGTAACCCGTGTGCGGTTTATCAAACTACCATACATGACAACACATGATCACATTGATTCAGATACGAATATACACCATGTAATTGACATATTATGCTTTCACAACTTTTTCGAGTGGTGTTGGAGTTGGTTCAATACCACGAATCGTTTGTGAAAGCCCGACATTAATAGCAGTTGATATATCTTGGAATAATAATCCTTGCAAGATACCAGCGCGTTGAACAGCTGTACGGAATTCTTCTTTGGAATAACTCATGGGATTTGCATTTTGTGATTTACCATATACCGATGCAAATGGTTTTGTACCATGACGGCAAACACGTCTTGCCAACATTTCATAGGTAATGGATGGACCTTCCAGATCGATACCATTCAATTCCATGCATCGGAACATCAATTCTGTCATGAGATTGTACGGGAGTTGTGGTGTTTTGCTATGGAGATAAATCTGGTTGATGAAGAATTCGACGTTGGCAACAGTTTGTTGTGTTGCAACAGAACAGACCTTATCACCGGCATCATATTGAATAATGAAGTAATCCGGATCTTCTTGGAGATCATCATAAATATGAAAACGCATGGACATTGGGATTGTCATTCTGGTTGATAATAATTCGGAACCATCTTCTTTATAGAATTTCACCGGCAACACACCAAAGCAATCACAGATGGTTGCTTCAATGGAGAATCCAGAAAACTCTTCAAACATTTTTGGAACAAAGATCTTCATTGGTGTCTTCGGAATGATGTAACCATCCTGAATATCAAAGAATGAATTCTGATCTTGGAAGATATATTTCTTGTCAATGATAGATGCTTTCTGTGACAAGTCATGTTTTGATTTCAGTTTGATGTTCAACATTTTCTGTGTAACTGCAGAGACCAACAAGCCAATGTTCTCGGCACCAAGATTACGGAATACTTTTCCACCACATTTTCCACATATGGAATCATGGATACAACATTGCGGTGAATATAGATCAACCGTTTTACCAACATATGATCCAATGTTTTCCAGTGTTGTTAATACCGTTTTTCCACCGTCATTGATATACCGATACAATACATACTGTTTGTTTTTATCGGTAATCGTCAATGGGATTGTTTGTGTTGTGCCACAATCGGAATTTGGATCTGGATCCAAATGCTCAGATTGCAACAATGCCAATATAATCTTTGCCATGTAACCGGAATCTGCGGTACCAACTGCCGACGGATATGCACCTGCAACGATTGAATTTGAAAATGCCGGAATATCTTTTTTACTGATGCCATCCATCAATGACGCACCAACAATATCAAATCGACCAGTAGCATTATTGAAGACAGGTCCACGCATGACATTGATCGTTTTATAGTTATTATCCAGATTACCATCACCAGATGCATACATGTCATAACCAGTATCGGATTCCAAATTCTTTCGAACCATTTGCATCAATTCTTGTTCAATCTTATTCATTGCAAGAATTTGTTTTGTTGGATCATCCGAATTCAAATCTTCTTTATATTGTTCCATCAATTCCATTTTACGTTGATTCACGTCGTGCATCGGACGAACCAATCCAGGTGAAATGGATGTTGCCAAGAAAGCAGTGCACTGGAATCCAAGTTGATCACGACGATCAATAAACTTTGCATTGGTATACGTATCAATCTGATCTGTAACAATCAAATTATTTACTGCGATATTCAATGCGGATAAACCTTTCTTGTCCAATGTCCGATTCCAATATCCTAAATATTGAATAACACCGGTGTATTCTAATAGGAATCGATTCATGAATAGCATACCGAGTGTTGTTTCAACCGATTCTTTCACGAATTGATATTCTGCATGGGTTAATGTGATTTTATCTGTCACATTGAACGGTGCAGCTTTCGCTTGTTGGGTCTCTTTATCATAATATGAAGCAAACAAATCTTCCAGAAAATCTTTATTGAATTCTGAAATGTCTGCTGCTAGAATTCGTTGTTTACCAAGATTCGCATTTGATACTTGTTTTTCAAGCGCCATACTATAACCTCCTTTATATAGTAAACGAATTACTGTTCGGTTTAT